GTTTCTTTCCATTCATCACCTGGAGGTGTTAATTCTATTGCACCTATCCATGTAAATACACCAAATGGGTTAACATTGATAGCCTTACTTGCATAAGGTTGATCTATTAATGTTTCCTCAGTATATGGTAATGTTATTAAGTCGCCAGTCTTTTGATAGTTATGTGTTGTTCTATCATCAGCTGTAATTGCAGTACCATCATCATCTCTTTCAATAAGTTGTACAGCGTCCTCATGGAATGTAGGTCTTAACTCCCCGTTTGCGTAATCTATAGAAACTTTGTAATCGTTATTTCCTACATCACCAATACCGTGACCTGTAAAGTTATCTACTACGAAACCATTTTTAAATCTGTCAAAACCATTTGAGTCTTGTATTTGTAAATTCTGTGCAGCTGTTTCTAACAATGAAAGTTGAGTATAGTATTCAGTTGTTTCTATTCTCTTTTCTATTCTACCAATATCTCTCATTGTATATCGTTTGTTGTCAACGTGTTCTATACCAACATCAGCAGTATCTAATGTATATGCAGGTAAAAATAATGTGTATAGGTGCATTGCGTTATCTAATGTACCAGGTACTCTTGGCTCTAATGAACTTGCACCTTTTAATACTTTAAAGTTACCTTCTTTATCAATGAATATTTTATCTACTCTTCCTAAATAGTATTCAAAATCTGATCTTACGTCTGAATTAAACTTAATAGGATTTACAACTGAAGCACCAGTACCATCAAATGATCTATCTTGGTTACCTGAATTGATTGTACTTGCGTCATCAACTCTAGGTCTAAAGTCTAAACAATCTCTTAATTCAAATCTAGTACCTGTATTTGTTGAAGTGTAAGCAGGAATATCTTCATAACTTATTGCTGAATATGAATCAACATCAAAATAATCTCCTGCACTATGAGTATAACAATTAAAGTTAACTAGTAATCTACCAGTTGGTGTTAATGCACCAGTTTTTAATTTTATTCTACCAACATCATAGAAGTTATCTCTTTGACCTGTATCTAAATCAAATCTATCTGTAATATCTGTATGTGATGTTGTTGCAGCTGTACTGAAGTCAGGTGCCATGAAAATTGAATTGATAGCAATTACGTCTGCTTTTTGTAAACTAATTGTACCACTTTCTATTGTTGCCTGTGTAGATACAGCAAGTGTTTCATTACTATTTAAAGTTTTTGTTTTAGATGTACCAATAGATTTATTAACCGTTAGTAATACTTTAATATCGTGTGCAGCGTAATTAGCACCAAAGTCTAAAGTTAAAGTTGTCTTTGCACCATTTAGTGAGAAGATTGCAGAACCTTCGTGGTTGTTACCTGTTAAACTTAATGTATCTCCTACAGCACTTGCAGAACCAGAACCTTTAGCCGTAACCGTTACCGTGTAATCACCCTCTGCTAAATCAGCAAATGTTTCGTTTACACCAGCAGAGAAAGTACCTATACCATCACCTGTAAGTGTTTCTAATTCATGTTTTCTAAATATGTAAGTTGTATCTGAAGCATTACTATTTGCAGTAGTTTTTAATGTTTTAATATTTTCATATGGCAATTTAAATATAGAAATATTTTTTTCAGGTTGTTGTATTTTTGTTCTTCTTCTTGTTGCAATTGTTTTTGTAGATACGTCTGATCCACCAACAGCAGCAGATAATGTAAGTGAACTACTACTAATTATAGCTTCTACTAATCTTGTTATTGTTGAAGCACCATCTGTTGTAAATGATATTGAATCACCAACAACTAATTCCTCTGTAAATCTTGTGTTGAAACCTGTAACAGCAGTACCAGAGTTTGCAACTGATAATGTACCTGTCAATGTTGCATTGTCACCATTTGTAGCGTCTAATGCTGTGTCAGCAGTAAATGTTGGACTACCTGATTGTGCGATTTGTTTAACAGCAGTAATATCGTGTGAAGTTACACCTTTGAAACCTACAGCGTCTGCTTGAATAACTGCTGTGTTACTTGATGTACCACCTGTAATAGTTTCTCCTGCAACAAAATTACCTTGTACGTTTGATACAATAACAACACCATGTACAGCAGTACCACCTGAAGTATAAGAACTAGATGATCCTGTATTAATTGAAGTTGTTCCGTCTGTAGCAAATAATTCAAAAGTTGTTGCTGATGGATTTCTAACCGTATGAACAGCGTTTATATCAGTCATACCACCAACACTTGCAATTGTAATTTGTTGACCTTCTTTGAATTTGTGACCACCTGAACAAGTTACTACACAAGGATTTGCTTGTGAAGCGCCTGTGATTGTAGCAGTTTCAGTAGTAGATAATGCTTGTACGGTTGCAGTAGCACCTGAAGTACTACCAGTTACGGTCTCACCTGTTGTAAATGCCTGTGCAGTTTTAATATTTAAGTGTGTAAATAAAACAATATCAAAAAGATAATGTTTATAAATTGAAGTTGTAGGAAATATATTTGAAGCAGCAGTACCTGAAGAATATTCAAACCCTCTACTTTTTGCTCTACCGATTGTAGTAATACCTGAATTTGATCCTGTGTTTGCAGTACCACGTGAACTTGTAGCTTCGTTATGTAAAGTTAAACCTTTGAATGCCTCAACACCAGAAGCATTTGCAATATCAGGAGAGTTATAAACGTTAGTTACATTTATAAAGTTACCTACATCAAATCTTGTATTGAAATTATTTTGAGTATCAAAATCTCTTGCCTTGTCAACAGGTATAAAAGTCGTTGCGATTGTGTCAATCTCATAACCTTTTACATATGCTTTTCCTGGAGAAAATCCTACTGCAAGTTTAGTAGCGTCACCACCATCACTTGAACTAAAGATACCTCTATTGTTACCTGAAGATAAATGTTCTCTAACATCTATATCAAAAGGTTTTACAACATAGTCACCTGATTCGTCAAATGTTCTACGAGCAAGTGTATCTTCTAATACAGCATATTCTGTAGTATGAACTTGGTTTTGTAATACACCACTTGATAGTCTTAACAATTCATAGAAGTTACTATCATCGGTACTAGATAATGCTTTTTTAGCTAATGTTAATTCAATTTTAAATCTGTGAGCACCTGGAGCGTTTGTATTTGAAACGCCTTGTGCATTATCATTTAGAGATGTATCATCACCTGGTGTTACAAATGATTCTGTAACCGTAAGACCAACTCTATAACTAGGAGTATCAGAATATTTTTCAAGTATTAAAGTTTGTGCAGAAACTTGAACATGAAAACCATTAATGTAATATGTACCTTGTTTGATTTGTGCAGCTGAACCAGTATGGCAACTAGCAACAACTGCTGTTGAAGTATTAGAAGATGTTATTGTTTCACCGTGTGTAAAAGGTATTTGTGCTCCATCAGAAGCAGTATTTTGATATTTAACAAATAGTGTATCTGGATCAGTACCGTCTGTAGCAACAGCGTTTACAACTTTAGCAGTAACGCCTGAAGTACCACCTGTTAATGTAGTATCAATATATGTAGATATATCACTAACAGATTTAGATGTTAATTTAACAGCATAGTATTTTAAATCATAACCTATTTCACCAGGTATGATCATTGCACCTTTATCAAAAAGGTGATCAGATAAACTTTCTATTTGATTTTGTAATTGAGTTTGAGATTGAGTTAATTCTCTAGCCTGTACAGCAAATGCAGGTCTAAAAAGTACTCTATGAAACTTTTTAGATTCTGTGAAATCATCATAGTATGGACTAACATTAAAGTCAGTTGGACTTGGCATTTATTTTCCTCTATATTAAAACTCAATTATGAGTTTGATATTTTCAGTTTGATCGGTTGCTCTTGTAATCTTTGTTCTATTCTCTACGTATAGTAAATCACCAGAGTCATGTTTTAATTCTGGAGCAGAATATCCTGAAGTAAATGAAACGTTGTTTACCGTTTGAGTTGAAGCGTCAGGAGTACCTGTTGCACTTGAAGCCTGACCTGTAATTACGTTTGCACCCGAAAAAGCAGTTACATTTCCATTACTATCAGCACCAGCGTCATTATGCCTTGTCTGAATGTAATATAAAATTTTGTTTGTTGCATCCCACTCTACAACTATACCAACAGCACCTGTACTTGCCTGATTAATTTCTTCATCT